CCATAATGTCGAGAACTACCAAGGTTTCAAGCTCAATAGTTTTGTCCATCACCAATGTGGCAATTCGTGGATGAGCACCATTCTCAGACTTGAATAAGTCATCAAATGAAAGCCCACTACCCTTACACTGCCCCACTAGTCTGTCTACTTGATCCGCAAAGAAATAACTCATCGACTCTATCCGTTTGAGATAGAACTTGTAGTTATCGTCTGCCGATTGTTCGACTAGATTGCCTGCCCAGCACTTACCCATATCCAAGGATGCGAAGTTCGCAACCAGGAAGTCAATCAAAATTTGTTTGTCGGAATACTTCTTGGCCAATTTAGCAAAAAAGTATTTGTCCTTACGTTGAAAGAACGACTTCTGGGTCGCAGAAGTTTTAAAACTGTATTTAATTGCGTCGTAAGAGTCACTCTCGAAATGCAGTTTAACACTATTATATATTAGGTATGCGTGCCAGGGCTGCATTTTAATTTGTCAATTTCCTGTCTGATATGATCTTTTAGTTTATATTCAAGGTTAATGATTTTGTCATTGATGTAGTTTTTAAGAGTAGTCTCATAAGAACCACTGTCCTCCTTAACCTTTGTCTGATCTAAAATAAGAAGAGGTAAAATAAGATTTCCCCAATTAGGCGGTAAAGTAATACCTGAATTTGTAGACACGATTGGAGACTGAATAGGGTAACAACTACCACTGTATGTACTACTACCGGATGTAATAGTATAGTCGGTAACCGATTGTTTTACTGCAACGGGTTCTTCCTTTACAGGCTCGGGCTTCGGCTTGGGATATAACTCCTCAAGTTTTTCAATGAGACTGTCGCTTATGGTATTCATATAGAATAATTCGATGGATTGCTTTCGACGCTATAACTTTTACTTGGGCTTTTCCACTTAAAATTTACGTTTGGCTTAATCCAACTATTATCGAGCCAAACCGTTTTATTATTAGGATACGCCACCCATTGACCCGTATTTAAACTAATAATATGATGATTTTTATGTTGGTCCGGTATTTCCGACCAGCCATCCTTTGCCCAGTCAATTGTAAATATGTAATTGCCCCTACGAGTTATTTTATCTCTTCCATAACAATCAACGGGCATGTTTTTTAGAAAGTTAAACTCATGGACGGTACTGCACCTACTGAAACCATCCCACCATACGCATATATCCAGCGGTAATGGGTCGCATGGTTTACTGCAGATCATGTGCACCGGTATCCGTGCCCATTGCGCTCCATTTTCAAGCATGACCTGAAACACTGGTACACCGTGCGGCTCCGCTCTAAAACCAAAAACAAAACCATGGGTAAATTCCCCATGACCTTCTTGTTCATCAAAAAGGAATTCATTTCTTATAAGGCACGGTGTGTAAGGCGTGTCTAATAGAAAAGACATTATTTAATAAAACTTGAAAGCGAATTGCCCTTCGGTAATAGATTGCGTGTCATTGCTTCAGCTTCGATTTTAGATTTAATGACAGGAGAGATAAGTTTACCAACGTCCAATGGGTCGATTTGTAGTTCTGAACAATAGTGAAGAGCGGCTTCAATGTAGGACATACCTTCTTTGGAAACTAAACTTTCAATCGTTTGAGTAAGACTTTGCTTTGTTGGAATATCCTTTAACATAATTTTAGTTTCTTCTGCCAAACATTTTATTTGGACTGTGATAGTGCTTCTGAATAATAACCGTTGTTGGCTGTGGTCGATAATGACAGATGGAGTGTGGTACATTTTCCAGATGAAAAACTCGGCAATGTGGTCCACGCTGTCTTTGACGAACAACCGGGTGATGAACGACTTCATCGTGGTAATAAATTGGTTCTTGCTGATAAACAATAGTTCGCTCATTTGTTCTACCGACAATGCTGCCAATAATTAATCCCGCGCCGGCGCCATACGCGGCTCCGCGGAGTGAATTGTGTCCAAGACTGCCGCTATTGTTGCCAATAATTGCACCAGCAATGGCACCAATGATGGTACCGTTGACCGTTTCCGGACGAAGATTTTGAGAATAGGCTGGCGTTAAAAATGATAACATTAAGCCGAGTGTAAGAATAGTTTTCATAGGTTTAATTAACGGTGGAGTTCTACGCGTTGAATACGATAGTTAATGACCGTTTCAGGAAGGTTCATGTCCTTTACAATTTTGGCACGTTCGGGAGAATTGTCAGTTTCATAATAGTACATGATACCATATACGAAATGGCTGTTCTTGTATTTATTAAAGTTAAGGAGCTTTTCAATCTGTGCCTCAAACGGCATGTCCGAATAGAATTTTGGTGACGGATTCGTGTCGCTCTTGACTTCAAGAGGATACAATTCATTCAGTTTTTCCAAGACGGATTTCTTGCTTCCGATGATGACGGTACTCATCCGAGCAATCGTCATTACATCTATTGGTTCTTTTTCAAGAGTGTCCATAGTTTATAGAATTCTGAGGAGCACAATGTCACCATTGATGCGCCCATTTGGTTTGCTTTCTTTAGTAGTAAGTTGTCCCCACGCTTTTTCAAGTTGTTTCTCTGTGCTTCCGACGGCAATCGGAATGAATTCCTCTGGCTTGCGGAGACGGATGCAGCGAGAAACCGCTTCATCATAGTTTTGGATAGTGGTACCCTTGACAATAAAGCCACCAGTAATGGAGGTAACATAGTCGAACAGTACTCTTGTCTTTACATTAAAGGCAAGTAGGCGGTGGGCTCCGACAATCCGAATAGGATTGATGGAGGTAATCTTAAACTCTTCGCTATGCTTGAGGTACTGGAGCTTGGCAATCTGCTTTGTGGCAGCCGTGGGTTTCTTCTCACGCGGAGCCTTTGCCGCTTTAGTACTCGTCTTAAACATCGTTAGATCGTCTACCATCGATGACAGCGCATCAATACGCATGAGCATCTGCTTCTTGGTATATGAGCTGTAGGCTTCAGCAAGATACTCGCTGGCACCGGTGTGGGCATCGCTCATTTCCTTGAGTACATCTTGAAGGTATTCTTCCACAAAGGTACACGCAGCCGCAGGGAGTTCATAGTGCTGCATTGATTTGTAGATGGATAAACACTTTACCTCGTCACCGGACTTGCACCATTCGTCCATAAGCAGCTCAAGGTCCATAATGATGGTCTTGTTGCACTTTGCCTTGAGACGGTCCATGGGAGAAATACCGGTTGGCTTCTCTACATTAGAAGTAGTCTCAACGACATCATTTTGTTTTACTTTCTTACCTTCGACAATGGCATTCATAATAGCGCCTCTTACATAGATATCGCATGGAAGCATGCTTCTCTTTTCACCATTCAGCGAAGTAAGATATTCTTCGACTCCAGGATGCGACGTTGGCATACCTTTATTGAGACACGTGCAAAGCGTACCAGCGGTCATACCAGGAAAGTAATCGGCTGCAGCTTTTACCGCTGAAACGTCTTCCTTTGTGTAACCATTGTTTGCCATCCATTCCAGAACGGCAGGCTTAGTGTCCTTTGCCGTCGAGTAATAGTTGTAAAAATTAAATGATCGAGAATACTCCTTCCAGAATTGTTCCACTGGCCAGGTCTCCCAACCATCCCAGATTGGTTCTTCTCCCGTATAACGAGAATCAAGTGCTTTGATTCCACCGCCGGCTTTGCGTTTACCTCTTTGCATATTAATCAGTGAATTCAACTTGAGTTTCAGATTCAGATTCAGATTCGGATTCGACTAAAGCCGGGATCTCAATGTGAGTTATACCCTCGACACGAAACGCGCGCCATCCCTCGTTTTCAACATCATAGACGCAAATTGCATCTTCGCTTTGAATCCGCGGAGTATTGCCGGTGGGTCTATGTTCTTCTGGAATAAAATCGGGTGAAAGAGTCGCTTGCAAAACTCTTGATTCACCATTAACTTTTGTAAAGAAAACCGTTACAACGGAATTTTCTTTTAGAATATCCTTGATTTCAGCGTATGTGTATTTTTTCATTATGTAGATATATTAAAGTGAAGTCGGTCAAATGTAAACAACAAAAGCACCGTTTCAAAGGAGCTTACTCTAAGAAGATTCTTTATGAAAGATAAACCACCATAAGTGGTCGTAATTGATCGATGATCTACTTCTGAGTGAAAGTAAGCTCTTTTGAAAGGGTGCTTTCAGAGGTTATTTATTACTTTAGGTTTTTGTAGACCTTGGCCCAATAGGCTTCCAGATTCTTTTGCTTGGTGTCCGAAATCGGAGCCGCCACACGGCGCCAAGAACTACCGCCACCGTTCCAAATAAAACCAAGCTCTTTTTCGGTGGCTTTACGGTTCATGGTTTTTTCAATGTGTTTTGAGTAGAAATTCAGAACGCCTCTGGCGACCTCCCGAGAGGTAATTTCGTCGAACATGTCAGCATGTCTGTAATTCTTACCGGTAATACGGTTAAAGTCCTTGACCATCACATCATGAATCTGAAGGATTCCAAAGGCCTTACCGCTGTCGCCGATGGCAGCAGCGTTACCGTTGCTTTCGGTACGAACCAGGGCTTCAATCAAGCGGTCAACATTTTGAGCCGAAACGGTAGCGGTAATAGCCAGGATTGCGAGGATATGTTTGACTTTCATTATGATACTATCCTACAACAAACCATCAAAAAGTAAATCAAATAGATTGTCCTAAGTAGTTACTAATCAACGATCATTTAGAAGTTGCGCGGAAAACACCATCCCAGAGCGGTCCAGGATCGGCTTTTTCAAGGTCGTCTATACGTTCTACCATCATGTCGTAGTAATCACTTAGAAAAGTCATATGTGATTTTAAATCAACGGCTAATACACGTGCCTTGGTCCATTCTCTATTACGGTAGAAATCAAGAAAATTGTTGTGGGAATCTGAATAGACGCGTGTACCTCTGTTGAATACGGTGTAAATCTTCACACCTTCTTTCTTACCCTTTACCGCGATGCAATCCAGTTCTAGCGTGGGATACACGTCCTTTACATATTCTCGGGTAATGGGACCAATTACAAATTTGACGCCGTAGGGCTTCGACTGACCTTCAAGACGAGAGGCAAGGTTCACTGAGTCACCAAGACAGGTATAGTCGAAGCGTTGAGTCGAGCCCATATTACCCACAACAACGGTACCCGTATTCACGCCGAGACCCATTCCAAATGCAGGGATACCTTCCTTGGTTACCTCATCGTTGAATGCCTTCAGACTTCCCAGCATTGTGAGACCCGTTTCAACCGCATGGAGCGCATGGTCCTTGTCATCGAGTGGTGCGTTCCAAAAAGCCATCTGGGCATCACCAATGTACTTGTCCAGCGTTCCCTGACTGTCCAGAATGGCTTGCGTCATTGCCGTCATGTACCGATTCATAATTTTCGTGAGACCCTGAACGTCCTTGCCGTAGTGTTCGGAGATTGCGGTAAAGCCACGAACATCGGTAAACATAATCGACAGTTCTCTTGACTCACCACCCAGTTGTAGAAGGTCGGGATTCTTTTGCAGTTTCTCAACCATGGCTGGAGATAGGTACGTACCAAACTGTTTCTTGATCTGCTGTTTTAATTTAAACTCCATGACGAACCGCATGAAGAGAGAACCTGCCCACACAAGCGATACGGTACCGAGAATCCAAGTATAGTCGGCAAGGAGCCCTTTATTAAATAAATGAAAGCCGTAATAAACAGGAAGACATACGGCAATAAGATAGATACCAAGATTCAATGCGTATCCAAGGAAAGTAATTGAGCCAATCAGAATAAGTGCTGCACCCACGCCGATTGCGATTTCATATAGATCAAACT